GAAAGAGTTACCTCACCAGCACGTCCCTCTTCATCAAAGGTAGCACCACCACCAGCACCAGTGACGGACCACGGAAGTGATTGCTCGTATGCTAACTGTGCTGCACGGTCTTGTGCTGCTGCCTGTGTTTTAGCTGCGGACTTAGCACCCATTCCTGAGATTACTCCGCCACCAATACCACCAACAACTGCGGCAGTTACCGGATCATAGTGTACCGAGGTATCCGGAGAACCAAGAGCCACATCAACAAGCTGTGCCTGTTTGATTTCACTACGACTCGGCATATACTTATCTAGTGTAAACATACCAATCACCCTTCTTTTTGAATCCCAAGCGGGTTAAAAAATCCATCCCAAGATGGTTATCCTCTGTTGTACGACTAATTGCAGACCCATATTTATCTACAATTGGTTCAATAAATTGACGGAATATTCTCTTTGAATACCATTTACCGTGGTGTTCAGGTTCAATGCCAACATGAACTTCATTTTCTTTTGACATTAAACAACCAATAGTTTTTCCGTCTTTCTCTACTCCAGCTAAATTATAATCTTTAAATATTTCTTCAGCTTGTTCTTCTGTAATTTGTAGCCTATGGTTTAAACTTTTAACTAAACTAGCTAAGGCTTCTTTTCTTTTACTATTTAATTTATACATTGCTTACCATGAAAGCCACAAACGTCCCGGAGCACCAGCACCGCCAGTAGAATTATTACCACCGCCACCACCACCAGAACCGTATCCGGTGCCAGCGGAACCGTTACTACCCGTTTGTCCCGGACATCCTCCATCACCTGAAGCACCACCGGTCCCCCAAAGACTACTAGCACCATCACCGGCAATAGCTGGACAGCTACCGCTAGATTGATTACCGGCCTGACCATTAGTGCCTCCGGGACTACCACCAAGACCAACGGTTGCAGGATTATTATTTACTGGGTTAGCACCGCCAGTAACAGTTAAAGCACCAAATACAGTATTACCTCCTTTAAGGGAAGTAGTACCTGAAGTACCTGCAGCACCTGATCCTACTGAATAGGAAATACTTTGTCCCGGGGTTACTGAATAACTGTAGTTTTGATAGTAACCACCTGAGCCGCCACCAGCAGAACCATAATCATCACCCCCTGAACCACCACCGCCACCGGCAATCATGCTTACTGTAATGGTGTAAACACCTGCAGGTACAGTAAAGGTACCAGAGGAACCAGCACTAAATTCCTGGCTTCCTGCCTGATATAGAACGGACTTCCAAGTGCCAGCATCTTTAATTAATACATCGGCACAAGTTTTCCAAGTACCGCCATCTTTAACAAACACCTCCTGTGCTTGTTTCCAAGTACCGGAATCTTTAACATGCAGAGTCATTAGCTAACTCGGTACCAAACATCACCATCGGAACCGCCACTCGGTGCACTAGTAGATACAGTCTTTGCACCTGTGGCGTTTGTGCCAATAGTAGTTGTAGTAACTGCAGTTACACCATCAAGGAGATTAAGTTCAGTTGCAGTTGAAGTTACTGCAGTACCACCAATAGATAAAGAACCATTAGCACTTAAATTATTTGCTGCAAAGTCTTCACCCGAGTTACCATTCAAGTCTGCCTTTGAGTTAATTGCAGTTTGTACAGCAGAGAATTCAGTATTGAAATCAGTACCTGAAACAGTTTTATTAGGATCTGAATCAGAGAGGGCATCTTTACCTGACCATGCAATTTGAATGTTATAATTACTCATCGAATCTTCCCTTGTTTAGCAAGCAATGTCATACTTTGGAGGCTGGCCTTGTATCCATTGATGCCTGCCTTCATTTCAATCTGTATTACCTTGCCTGTTCTTGACAGAGGTAACTTATATTCTGTAGGATTATAGCCCGGGCTATACTTAGCAGCACCATAGAGACTACTGGAAGCTCCCCACAGAAATGTATTACCAGTAGCAGTAGGCTGTAAGGAGAAACTTTGGGTAGTACCTTGGACATTATAATCCCGATACCAAGTAAAATCAACATTCATATCCTTACCACCCACGATTACACCAAAGAATTCCTTTAGGATCTTGGTGATGCTTGGGTTGCCAAAGTCCAACCAAGTGGTTCGGAAGGTACCCGTGTACTCTACGTTGGTAGTGCTCCAGCATTCAGAGTTAGTGGATTCCCACGTGTGTCCTGCAGCTTCACAGGCTACCTGAGTCCCATAGGTACCCGTTACATCGGTCTTAATCTGGTCATAGTAATTCTGGTACTTGGCAATGTTTGCATTATCATTTCTTCCCATCCACATGGTCCCATCTACAGTGGATAGGAGGGCTGTTGGACATTCACCGGTATTAAATACAAACTTACTAATACGTGGAGTACTATCAGGATTAATAATAGTGAAATCAAAATAATACATAATGTTTCTATCATGAAAGGCTAATAGATAGAAACCACCACATAGACAATAGGCAGCCTTACACTTATCCATATCGGCACTGACAATGGACAATGCCAATTCATCACGAATATTCTTGGAGAAGTTTCTTAGTGGCATCTTACCGTCAGAGGTAACAGTTCTTGCCAAGGAACGCAGGCCGGTATTACTGAGGAATAGGATGTCATCCCCAAGATTTGCCACTGAATCACGGGCCTTGAGACCCACACCTTCAATTAACTCATCCAATGCCAATTCAGTAGGATCAGAGGGGTTATTGTAGATGGCAATATTATAGGAACCAAAGATTACTAGCTTACCCATAAAGGCTTTAATAGCTACAATCTGATCATTACCCCAGACAGTCTTAAGGTCAACCTGACCGGCTGCACCTGTATTCCACTTATCACCCTGCAATGTATCTGAATAGTAGATGACATTGTTCTTCTCTGTCATCCCACCCACCCAGAGACGACCATATTCCCCTAGGATACAACTGGGATCAAACGTAGTAATACCGGATGGAGGATTGTAACTACCCAGATCAACAAGGTCAGTCCAAGCAGTGCCAGAATAGTACACAGGAGTATGTCCATTCTGGACACCATACAGTTTTTCATTGAAGTTTACCCACTGCCAATGACCACTTGAGATCGTTTGAGGAGTGCCAGTACGAGTCTGTGCATCCAATGTGTAGGGTGTATTGCTTGTGTTGATCTTGTAGATGTCACCATCCGTACCACAGAACATGGTATAGACACCACTCGGGGCACGATATTCTACAATACTCTGTACCACTTCCCCAGAGATACTGGTACTTACCTGTTGAATACCCTTACGACTGGAGATACGACCCTGTTCATCAAGGATAATATTATCTGCTTGAGCCAACCATTGTGGGGGCAAAGCACTGGGACTGGCCTGAGAATTTAGACCAAAACTCCCAAGGTCATTAAGTACCAGTGGACTTAATTGTTCAGCCGGCATAGAAGTCTACCTCACCCACAGTACGTCCAGCATCAATTTGAATGGCATCTGCAAGTGCATTCTGGTATTGACCAAAGACCATATCACTCATGGAACCACCGTCCTCACCTCGTTCAGAGATAGCACGTGCCCACGCACCCAAGATAATAGGTTGATGAGGAGCTTTAATTACTGTAGTTGCTGTAGTGATGTCATTCTGTGGATTAACAACACGGAAGGTAATGTTATATGCAGCATTAGGTACGGTATCAAACTCTACAGTAATCTCACCGGTACTGGAATCAATACCAGTTACAGAGTAGTAATCTGGAGTTCCGGACTGTACACTGGCAGTAGGATACTTGGTAAACTGCAGGTAACGATCAGACATTTCCTGCATAATGTAACCATTGGATTGTTCCTGTGCCATTAGGATCTTGGAACGCTCATTGGTACCTGTAATGTTATATGCCTGTGTACCACTAACCGTAGTAATCGTAGGAGAAGCACGGAGAATGCTCCAGTTCCAAGCATCTTCAACTTCACGTTTAGACTCATTAACGAGATCACCAATTAACTTTTGATAGTCAGTTATAGCGGTAGCATCTACAATAGACCCGCTCCAGTTACTAGAGATACTGGACTCACGGAGTCTACGAAGGACTGCATTAATTAATTCACGATAAGTCATTTCTTTTTCCCGAAGATTAGGGTAAACAAGTCAATTATACCACGGTAGATCTCTTGAGGAGAAGGTAATAACCAACCCATAATCATGAGGACCCAGAC